TAAACTCTTGTAAAGTTATGTAACAATACTATATAGCAAATCTAAAATTTTGTCAAGAAACTTAACGTGTTCGGTTGAAATTTGAGTATATTTACCTAAAATTCTCGTAATTGTGTCACAGTTCTGTAACAGATGGGAAATAATCTTTACTATAATATCTGCCTAGAATGTTATTGTTATAATACTTCGGAGTACCATCGTCTAATGCTTCCGTCAAGACGTTGTTGATGAACAACTGTCTGGTCTCCTCGTAGTTTGTTTTCCCTACTGTCTTATGAAGACTTAAGATTTCTCTTTTGAAACTGTGTCTACCATATTCTTTAACGTCTGATTTAAGTCTGTCAGAGCTTCCGTAATACCGCTTCCAGTCAGACTCTTTTGTAACACGTCTCTTACCTCCCTTGGGTTTACGTTTTGACCAGAAGTACTTTCTGCCGATGTAGATTCTACCAGTCTGTATATTTGTAATCCTGTAGACAAAACCGAAGAAGTCGCCAATATCGTCAGAAGTGTAAGCTGTATCTTTGTAGTACCAGGGGTTCTCGTAGTCAATCGCACAGTCCTTCTTCGTCGTTGGTGTCACGGTATGTTGTAGTAGTTTCAGTGCTACTACTTATACGATATGCATTCGGGTCAGAATACAATTCACATTCTAACTCAAAGGTTATGTCCTTGAGTTGCTTTACTAATGTTTTGAGTCTTCGTCTGTCCATAATGTAGGAGTTCCTATAGGTTGTACATCGATGCCATCTATATCTTTAACCATTTGTTTACAGATATTATTAGCGTCTGAAGCATAACGTGCTTCAACAATCATATCATATTCATTCTCGTTCCACAAGAATTTAACTTTGTATTTCATCCGTACAAGTGAGAGTTATAATGTTTCCTCGTGGGTGGATACTTAGGTTTCTTTTTCTTAACCTGTAAGTATATCTTCAATAGTTTCTCAGTAGTAATCATTCGTCATCGTATAGCATTTCCTGTAGTGATGCCCAATCCTTATTGAATGCTTCAAGACCTGCTGTAGTTAGACAATGTTCAAATAGTTTGTTGAATATGTCGTACGGTAAAGTGCATACGTCAGCACCCACTCCAAAGGCATTGGGTACATCAATGGGGTTCCTAATACTTGCAGCGAGTATTTTAGTTTCAACTTCATTGCGGTCATAGATGTTTCTGATTTGTTTGATAAGATCTAATCCATCCCAATATTGATCGGCAACTCTACCCAAGAATGGTGAGATGTAACTAGCACCTGCTTTAGCAGCAAGAACTGCCTGTGCAGGAGAGAATACCAGAGTCACGTTAGTTGAAATGTCATCACCATTTAGATCACCACAGGCAATCAATCCCTCACGTGTGCAAGGTAGTTTAACTGTGATGTTAGGTGCGATTCGAACGTACTCGGATGCCATCTCTAGCATTTCTTCAGCAGTTTCTCCAACTACTTCAGCAGAGATAGATGCATCCCAAGGAAACATTTCTGCAATACGTTTGATAACTTCAACAGGATCCTGACCTGTCTTTCTCATCAAGGTAGGATTAGTTGTAATACCATCGACTAAACCAGTTTCGAATGCGTGTGCAATTAAATCTGGGTCAGAACAATCGAGAAAGATTTTCATAAAATTTCCTGAGTTGTTGTATTTAGAATAAAAAAGAGACCCTTTTGGGGTCTCTTCATACTAACACACTTTGTGGTTAGCTGCAAGGTGCTGCTGCACTTGTGACTTTAATGCCACGATACATTAGATCGTGACGCTGACGCTTGGCTGCTTCTGCAAGCACCTTTGCGTTGTATTCCTCGGCATCGTATACGACACCACGATAAGTGACTTTAGTCATTGGTTTACTCCTGAAGTAGTGGATTTTTAGCCCCGTTCCTTCAGTCGTTTGCGTCCCAACTACATTCTAGTCCTAGTGTTTCGACCAAATGAACCTTATAGATTTCAATGATCTCTGCACGTTCAGTCTCTGTCAACTGCTTATGATTCCTTGCTCGTTGTATCTTTTCAGATATGTCCTCACAGGTAATCGCACTTGCCAAGAATGCTTGTGCTAGGAGAATAGGTAGCATAGGATGAACGCTCCGTTCCGCGACTTACTTGCAACCCAAAGGGTCGAACGTAAAGGTATGTTAGCATACCCATACCTATTTAGCAATGTTTGTAACAACAGATACTTTTTGTATCACAGTGAACTATATGAAGTTAAAATTTATTACGCAGCGAGTGTCGTGGTATTGAGGGTTGCTGCTAGTGTGATACGTGAGTCCATCAAACAATACAAAACGTCCTTGTCTGGGTTCTACTTTAGTATCTATCTCTAGTTTCTGTCTAGTTCCATTATATTTTTGTTTGAAGAAATATGTAGCACCATCAGAATCATTCACATAATAGATGACAGTCCAGTGAGGACGGTCAAAGTCAACGTGTGGTGTATGATATAGATGCTTAGTTTCTCTTCGCATCAATAGATTTATCTTAATCCTTCTAAACATATCAAACTCTGCATCTATCTGTGTAGCGATAGACTTCCATACTTCCTCACACCCTTGCTTATATGCGTTCTCTGATTTCATAGTGCCTTGGTTATCCACGACAGTGTGCATAAACTGAGGATCTTCTCCACTCAGTTCATCACGAATACTATCAGCGTACTCTGTGCTGTACGATGTAGTCTCTGTCATCAGATGCCACGGCCAGTAAGGAGAAAATATCCTTGCCTTGGTTGACTCTGATACGTCTGTAGGAACCTGTCCTATAATCATACTATACCTTGACTATGCAAATAAAATCCTAGCACAACCCAAGACGCACTTGCTATTGCGATACCCCATTCAATCATCGTTTAATCCACCTCGGTAAATAAAAGATCAACCAAGATAAAGTCCAAAAGGATAACAACGCTACTAAGTGAAAGAGTCTATTGCCATTAACAATTAATCCTAGTGTTACTAAACTCATCCAAGTATAGTCTAACGTACCGTGGAATCTATACCACGTGTTAGCACCATACTTATCAATGATTTTATCACGCTGCCTACCGAACCACGGTGACACGTGTCTCATCATAACAAAACCTTCGTTAAAAAACATAACAAAGAATCCAATCCAAAAGATCATAGTTTAAAACCAGAGAAGGTGTTTTTCTTTACGTTCTGTTTGATACCACCGACAACATAAGATTCAATCTCTGTTTCCTGTGGTGCATTCTGTTGACCTTTAGAGTTCAACCAATGCTCTGTCCAAGGTAGTGGGTTGTTACGTGCAGGTACATCATAGACAGGTGCAATACCAATCGCTTTCATTCTACGATTAGCAACCCATTCAACATACTTCTGCAATAGTTTATCATTCAGACCAATCATAGATCCATCACGGAACAGATACTCTGCCCAATCTTTCTCTTCGTTTACTGCATTGATAAACATTTCTTTAACGTTACCTTCTTCTTCCTTAGCGATTTCTTTCATCTGATCGTCATCGCCATTCTGCCAGTTCTTAATAATATTTTGAGTAAGAACTAGATGTTGTGCTTCATCCCTAGCAATCAAGGAAATAATTTTAGCACTACCTTCCATACATTTTAACTCACCAAAAGCAAAACTGCAAGCAAAGGAAACATAGAACCTGATACCTTCCAAGATATTAACATTCACTACTGCTCTATAAAGATCACGCTTCAACTCTTTCTCTTGCCACGTCTGTGTAGATGAACCACGAGAATCTTTCTTCCACATACAACCTGTATCCCATTGATGTGCTTGATTAACAAAGGTATTGTATGCTGCTGTTACTGACTCTGCACGTGCAATGATCTTCTCATCATCTAGTATAGTGTCAAAGACTTCTGTAGGATCAGGATATACATTCTTAATGATGTATGTGTAGGATCTACTATGGATCATCTCCATAAACTCCCACACTTTCATAGCACCTTCTAACTCAGGTAGAGAACAATAAGGAGCGAATGCCATAGAAGGACCTCGACCTTGTACTGAATCTAATAGTATTTGATACTTAAGATTTGATGTGAAGATATGTTTTTGTGGTTCAGTTAGTAGTTGATAGTCTCCTCTATCTTTCTGTAGAGATACCTCTTCGGGTCTCCAGAAATAACCTAACATTTGGTTTGTTAATTTTTCAAAGACAGGATACTTGAATCCATCATATCTTTGTACACCCAATGGTTTACCAAAGAACATTGGTTGTTTCTTGTGATCGTGAATCTCACGATTGAATACGGTGATACCGTCTGGTTCAGACTTTGCAAGAGTCACAATCTTCCTCCGATGAGTTAGCAAGTTCTTCAATTAAAGATTCGATGTCTTCATCTTTCTTAGCATCATATGTATTTTGATAGTAGGATGTCTTCCAACCATATCTATATGTGGTCAGTAGATCATTCGCCATTACATCCATAGGCACTTCATTGTCAGGATAATTCAAGGGATTATAAGACCAGTTGCCTGAGATTGCTTGGTCGAAAAACTTCTGCATCACAGCAACTATCTTGATGTAACCTTCGTTAGAAGGCATATCCCATAGTAGTGTATATTTACTTTTTAAGTGGGGAAATCCTGGAACAATCTGCTTAAGAGGTCCCTTCTTTGATTTCTTAACGGACAAGTAGTCTCTAGGTGGTTCGATTCCGTTTGTGGCATTTGACACAATGGAACTGCTCTCCGAAGGCATCTGTGCCGACAGTGTTGAGTGCCTAAGACCGTGGGTCTTGATATCATTCCGTAAACTATTCCAATCACAATTATACGTTTGGTTTGTTATCTCGTCTACCTCCTTCTTGTATGTATCAATAGGAAGTAGTCCATCGTAGTATTTAGTATGAGAAAATGCATCACAGGATCCTTTCTCTTGTGCTATTTTACACGATGCCTTTAACAAATTATACTGGAAAGATTCTGTAAGTGCGTGGACAAGATCATATGCTTCTTGATCATTGTACTTGAGTCCATTCTTGGCAAGATAATGTGCTAGACCAATGAACCCAATACCCAATGACCTACGTGCTAACGTACTACGTTTAGCAGCAGCAACTGGATAGTGTTGGTAATCAATTAGTTCTTCAAGACCACGTACTGCAAGGTCACATAGTTCCTCCATCTCAGATAGGTTACGTAGTTTACCTACATTGATAGCAGATAGAATACACAATGCAATCTCACCACCATCATCATCGATGTGTTGGATAGGATCTGTGGGTAGAGTGATCTCCTGACAGAGATTACTCATAGTCACCTTGTCTGTGAAAGATGAATGTGAATTACAGTGATCGATATTCATAATGTAGAGACGACCTGTCTCTGCTCTCTCTTTCAAGAGTTCAAGAATTAGTTCTTGTGCTTTGATAGTCTTCCTAGGAATCCTTTGATCCTGTTCATATCGTTCGTAAAGTTCATTAAAACTATCAGTGCCAAAAGATTCGTAAAGATTTGGTACGTCGTGCGGACTGAAGAGAGATACGTCTCCATCCTCAATGAACCTCTGGTAGAAGATCTCGCTAATTTGGATACTGTAGTCGAGTTTTCGAACACGATTATCTTCTGTCCCTTTATTGTTTTTAAGTACAATGATGTCCTCTATTTCTTGGTGCCAGATCGGGAAGTGGACGGTCGCTGAACCCCCTCGTATACCGTTTTGAGTACAGCACCGAACAGTGCTCTCGAACTTTTTAAGGAAGGGGACAACACCTGTGTGTTGAACTTCTCCACCCCTGATTTTACTGTTGATCCCACGGATCCTACCCGCGTTGATACCAATACCTGCCCTTTGAGCGACATATTTGCCAATAGCCATATCACTGCTAAAGATACTATCGAGGGTGTCATCACAATCAACCAGAACGCAACTTGCAAATTGACGAATGGGGGTTCTAACTCCTGCCAAGACTGGTGTCGGGACGTTGATTTTCCCTTTGGAGGTTGCTGTGTAGTATTTTCGGACATAATCTAATCGTGTTTCGTGTGGGTAATCTTGGAAGAGGGTTGCTGCTACCATAATGTACATATACTGAGGAGTTTCATACAGTTCTCCTGTACTCCTATCCTGTACCAGATACTTGTCAACGATCTGACGCATACCTGCATATGTAAATCCGTAGTCTCGTTGGTGATCAATGAATCCGTTCAGTTGATCCCACTCCTCGTCTGAATATTTATCGACAATAGTTTTATCGTATACACCTGCATCAGCACACTTCTGTACGTGTTGCTTGAGGTGTGTGTATCCTGTTTCGTCTGCCCAACCAGGAAATACCTGTCTACGAATATCAAATAGAAGCATACGTGATGCTACGTACTGATAGTTGGGTGTCTCTGTACTAATGAGATCATTAGCAGAGCGAATCAGAATTTGTTGAATCTCTGACGACTTAATGCCATCAAAGAACTGAAGATTTGAATTCATTTCTATCTGACTAGCAGATACTCCTGTCAATTCTTCACAAGAGAATTCACACATACGGTGAATCTTATCAAGGTTCAGAGGTTCGACAGTGCCATCCCTCTTGTATACCTTCATACCTCCATTCATACCTTTTTCCAAGTTGTAAGTTTAAGTTTAGCTTGTAAACCTGAATATGAATTACATTCTATCAGGTTCTGCACGTTATGTCCAGTTAGTACCATATCATTAAGATCTTTCTGCGTAACACTTTGTGGCCATATCACTACCTTGTCTCCTCTGTCGATTGCATTGGAGATTCTGTCTGTGATTTGTCTGTTACGAGGTTCGTTATCATAAACCCAAATATAATTGCTCCAACCAAACGTCCTAATATCAACGTCGGAGCCAGCCATCGCAACAGCGTTGTCCAGAAAGAGCGAGTCGAAGGGTCCTTCGACAATGTAAATGGGTTTTTCATAATCAATTTTATCCAGACCAAATAGTTTTGGTTTATCTTCATCAAATATAATTGTAATATACCGAAGCTTGGATCGTGAGGATAATGATCTTCCTTGAATCCCAAACCAGTTACCGTCTCCATCTATTAATGGAATGATGATTCGGGGTTGATCATTACGGAGGTCGTCGAAGGTGTGCTTCTGGGTATTTACATATGTTTTGAACTTATCAGCATAGTATAAACGATCTAATTTATCGGAAGGAATTCTTCTTTGTTCAAGGTACTTACGTGCTGGATGTTCTTTATTTAGAGAAGAAATACTTGGGAGGTTAGACCCTGTTTTAAACTTTGGTTTTGACTTCGGAATAATTGGATTCGGGGTTCGCCTATGCTTACCTGTAAGACCTTCCTTATACCTTTCCATTACAAATTCATCATAAAGATCACGAGCGTGATCCTTAAGAAAATTACTTAGCGTTCTTCCTACTCCACAGTTATGACACTTAAAGATAATGTCATTCTGCTTCATAAAAAAATACCCCCTTGCCTTATTCTGATGCTTCTGTGAGTCACCACAATAAGGACAACGGAAGTTGTACAGACCTGATTTTTTCTCTTTGAACTTATCAAGACGACCACCTACAAGGCGAGCGAACTTGATATCAATATAACTCAAAACAATTTTTTATATTACTTGTTAATACTACTAGGATTATCCAATCCTGTCAACATAGGTGCCACTATTTTTTGTCCGATTGGACTAACGATGAAAGATATAATAGAAAGAGCACCAAAAATAGACCACATTTTCTTTTCCATCGTGCGAAGACGGTCATCGACTTTTCTGATGTCACGCTCGCACCCTTTTTTAATTGCATCTGTTTCCCTGTTTAGATCTGTGTGTAATCTATCCACCTTTTCAAATAGAACACGATCAACTTGATCTTGCTTATCTAACTTCTCATTATGAACTGCCAAGAGTTGACCCATCTTTACAGAGTTATCCTGTAGAGTTGAGACTACTTTCTCCAGTCGCTCAATAATAGCCGTGTTGATACTCTCTGCCACCTTACATTACCGCTTGTCGTTTGTTCCAATAAAATTTCATTACATCACCAGGTAAAAGTCTTTCAATCTTTACCTTCTTCAACTGCTCAGGTCTATAGATCTTGCGAAGTTGTATCTTCACATCAGCTGGTGACTTACCATAGTAGATGAATTCTATATTACCATCATCAATGCATACTTTGAATGACAAATACTTAGGATCATAAGCTTCATTTGTTTCTTTCTTCTTCTTTTTAAATTTCTTTGTTGCTAAAGAACCACCTGCAATAGCACCTGCTGCACCACCTACACCGTGACCAATTACTTTACCAACCTGTTTACCAACTGCACCACCTACAAGAGGAACAGTTCCTTTACCTACTGCTTGACCAATCGCACCACCAACTTTCCTACCAACTGTAGAACCTATTGCATAACCTGCACCAGAACCTACTGCTTTCTTAACTCTTTTACCTTTCTTTGCTGTTAGTGCACCAGTAGTACCTGCTGCTACTGTACCTACAAACTCGTTAATATTTTCTTCTTTGAATGGTTCGACACCAGGTGGGCAACTCATTTGGTTGACACCATCCTTAGTCTTCTTACACTTATACTTAAGTGTTTTCTTTACACCCTTACCAGCAGCCATCTTCTGTGTGCCACCAAGAGGTTGATCTAAACCTGCTACAGGACCTTCAGCTTCTGCATCTCCACTGAAACCAGCAGGGTTACTACCTGCACTCATAGTAGGTGCATCTTCAGCGACATATCCACTTCTAATTCTTTGTACATCTAGTGTTGCTTCAAGACCAAAATACTCTTCAGAACATTTCCATTTACGTAGTGCTAGTGCTTTACGTGTTGGTTCTCCGTTAGGTTTCTTCATCGGACCTTCAACACCACTCATACGTGCACAGAATTGTTTCTGTCTGTTACCTGCTTTAGTACCTGCCTTTGCCTTATGTGTTACAGGTGCTTTGAGATCTGAACCAGGATTCTCACGTTCATATGACTTCCTTCCTTTCTCATTCAACCCACCACTAGGGTTCTTTCCTTCCTTTCTCTGCCAAGCACTCTCAATAATAGCATTATCAATACCTTCCTTTACCTTCTCAGGTAATCCTTTGTGCTTCGTACCTGCGAACTCTTTTGCCACCTTCTTAGTCACACCTTCCTTCTTCCTCTCGTCTGGGTTAGACAGGAGGTATCCGAAATATCTTTGTTGTGATTTAGATACAGCTGGCATCTTAGATCTCCGTTAATAATTTACTAACTTGTGGATCAATCTCAACATAGTCTAACGTTCCACATCCTTCTTCTGGATACCTATTCAGATATACCAGATAGGTTTTAAGTATATCCCAGTATTGTTTCTCTAGTTTATAGACAAGCAATGGAATAGTAGCGTCACCAAATACATTGAATAAAACAATCAAGTGATTCAATATCAAGTGGTTACGTAAAACCCCAGTCTTTATGTACCTTCCAAATAAACGCTTGAGGTATTTAAACCTCATTAGATCTTCTTGAAAATCATCATAAGTAACCGACTGGGGATTATCGTAGTGCTTCATTGCGAAGAATAAAAAATTCTCCGCATTCAAACTATTAAAATTCATACCAAAATATTAAGTTGTTAACTACCGAATGTTAGCGTCGCAGCTCCATTGGTATATTTGGTTTCAGCACCTTTACTTGTGTTAATCACACAACGATACTTGTAACCGTTAAGTGTAGTACCTGCTAGTCCACTGTATGCAAGAGTTGCAGTTGTGAAGTTAGCGTATGTGATACCAGTGTCAAGTGAAGCACTTACATCTACCCAACGAGTAGTAGCAGTTGCTGTCTGACGTTGCCACTTGTATGTGATGGTACCTGATTGATCTACTGTTGCAGCTGCAGCGAATGTTCCAGCACCACTAGATGAAGTAGAGTTAGCAGGTTGTGTACCGACTGTGATTGTCTCATTAACATCAGCGTCAATAGTATCCTGAGCAAAGTCACCTGCTGTACCAGCAGCAACTTTTAGAGGTACAAGACACTCTGCCTTGTGACGTTCTGTACCATTATGTGTTTGATAAGTTTGATACAACCACCAACCAGGTCCTGAGATACCACGAGTTTTGTTTGATGCAATACTGTCTTCAGTAGTATCAACAAAAACTAAATCATAATTTGTGTTACTGTCACCACCTTTGATGACATACTCAGCGACTGCTTTTGGAGGTGTTCTCCTAATAACGGATGCAGCAGCAACAGTTGCTGTGCTTCCTGCATATGCTTTATGTAATTCGATAGCAGTAGTGCTTGTTACTTGCTTAACAATATAGTTTACACTACTAATGTTAAGCACATCACCTACAACTACAGTGTCCCCAGCGTTTTTAGTTACTGTAGCGTCGCCATTAACGACTCCTATAGTATTACTAAAGGCTGCAGCATCTATTTTTCCGTGGACTGCCATTAGTTTGTTCTCCAGGTTATTCTTTCCTATAATTTATTTATATTCAGTAGGAATTAACTGAATAATGCTTTTTCCAGTTCTCCGACTAGCTTGTCATCAACTTTGTTGCCTGTTTTAGCTGCTGCTTTCTTAAGCAATGCAACTACAAACTTCTTTAGAAGCTCGTCTAGGTCTTCGGGGATCTTATCAACTGCCTTATTGATGACGTTGATTGCGATTGGGAGTAGAAATTTGGTCATAATTAATATTGGAATTCCGTTCTATATATACTCAATCCGAAGTAAATTTGCCATCTTTAACGTAACCCCACTTACCACCTTTAGTTGCACGTATACCTTTAGGTGATTTCTTAGTTGCGTGACGTGTGTCCTTTGCTTTTAACTGGTCTCTAAACTTCTTCCAGTCTTTACCCACTTTCTTTTTACCGTGTTGCATAACGAGTTTCTTCTTCTCGTTCTCATCTTTATTCTCAGCAGCAGCTTTCCTTTGCTTCTGGTCAGTGTAAAAAGACAATGCTCGTTCTTTCAGCATTGGGTTCTCATAGAATGCGTCTGGTAATAGTTGTGTCATTTTTTCTTTACATCCATTATAGCACCTTTACCGTGCTTCTTTATGATTTCTTTCTTCACAATGTCAAGTGCAGTAGCACCCTTACCATACTTCTTCTCTGCTTCTTTTTGTAGAGGTGTCTGACCTTTCATTCTACTTTGACGTGCAATAGAAGGTTGTCCACCACCACCTTTCCAAGTACCTTTCTCCAGAGCAGCATCTCTCATACGATCGTAGCCTTCTTCACCTATCATTTTCTTAGAGAGTTTAGCAAAATGCTTGAGTCTCTTATCACCTTTTAGTTTGTTTCCTTTTCTAACTGAGGTTGCTACAGGTGACTCACCAGTCTTAGGATCTACATCATACATACCTTCCTTAGCAATGTTCTTTGATTTCATTCTATTCTTTTCAGCAAATCCTTTGATAAGCATCTTAAGTTTTGCTCTCTTACCATAGGGGTTAGCTTCTTCAACCTTGTATGCAGGTACCTTAGCACCTTTCACACCACGACGTGCTTTGTGCTCTTCTCTACGTTTATCAATAGTCTTTCCTCTCTTACCTTCTGGGTCAAACATACCTGGATCACCGTGGCCAGGTCCCATTCTCCTATAGTTTCTTATGGATGCTTTACCATAGTCACTACGTCCTTGATCTACCTTTGCTTCATCAACAAACTTGACAGGCATTGATACTGTTCCTTTACCTGGCACATACTTTGTAGTCCTAGGTTTCTTAGGATCATCACTCTTAAAATCCTTGTGAAGTTTGTTGTATGCCTTACGTGTCATCTTGATCTCCTCCTCTACTGAGCTAGGAGTACCATCCGCTTCTTCCTTCTCTTTCTCTACGCTTTCTTTAATTTTTTTTTTAGCTTTATCTGCGTGATACTTCTTCATTGCAGGTAGTGGTGAGTCTTTAGGATCTCCACCTTTAGAGATACGTTTCTTCTCTAGTCTTGCAAGAATGTCAGCGATGTCAGCACCCTCAGTTCTGTTCTTAGCATTTGAATGATGTGATGCGTCACCAAATGCAGGGTTGTTTCTATACTCTGGTTTTTGTTTTTTCTTTTCTGCTTCTAATTTCTTTGCTCTCTTATCAAGGAAAGCTTTCATTGCACCACCTGGCTTACCAGAACCTTTGTACAATCCATACTTAGTTCCTTCTTCTACTTTATCAGTGCAGTCTTCGGTACCGTGCTCATCACACTCTACACCTTTTTTACTGTGGTTACAATTTTTTTTTTCTTCTAGTTCAACTTCCTCTTTTTTACAATCAGGAACTTGTTTACCGCCTTTCATCTTGGTACCAGTTGCTTTATAACCTTTCCAACAGGAAGGTTTATCTGGATCCATACCTACGTTTTTGCGTGCTTGCTTTAGACCTTCTTCTAGTTCTGTATCCTCTTTATAAGTTTTGGATGCAACTTTAAGAGCAGACTTGCGATCTAACTTTGCGTTTTCGATAGCTTCCTTTTGTTTCTTATTAGAAACCATCTCATTAAATGCGGTAAAACTTTTCATTTGTCTTAGTGTACGTGTGATCCTTCAACAATGATCTCTAGGTCATCGATTGAAACGTTTTCGTAGAGGTTACCTTCCTCATCTTTAATATTGTAATGGAATACTTTCCAAGTACCATCCTCTTGCTCCACTAGATCGTGTGCTTCGGGGATAGTTTCACAGACTCCATACTCTTTGTGCTCAACATATTTAGCACAGAGATGCTTTGGTTTTTTACCTGTGATAGCAGTTGTTGCTTTCTTCCTTCTGTTAAGAAGGTACTTATCACTTTTGTCGTGATCACCATCGTTGTCGATGTCTTTGTCTTCCTTTCCTACTGGATCAAGTTTTTTCTTAGATGATTCTCTAAGTGCTTGGATCTCAGCACGAAGGAGTTCTTGGATTTGTTCCTTCATTAGGTCTTCCTTCTTGGGATTAATGATGACTTTGGTTTTTTTACCCATACTATTTACCGAAGTTAGGGAAATGCTTCTTGAATAATTCAGATGCTTCCTTATGCTTACCGCTATTAGTTAGTTGCTTAGTTTTCTCAAGTGCAGCAGATTTTTCTTTCTGCTTTGCAGTTTTCTCTTCTTCTAAGTCCCAACCTAAGCGACCTCTCCACGATGCTGAATTTTTATCGTGTTCGTGTGTCTCTTGCATCGCTAACATTTTACGTACGCGATCGACTCTGTTGTCCATTTGATGTTCTTCTCCAAGTTTTGACGCAACTGAACCTGATACTTTGGAAACTCCACGTGCAGTTTTACCTACAACTTTCTTAACACCACGACCTGCTGCTTTCGCAACGTTACCCGCAGCTTGACCAGTCTTCTTAACAGCACTACCTGCTGCCTGAGCAGTCTTACCTACAGCTTTACCTGCAAGTTTAGCACCACCTACCGCAGTTTTACCTGCGACTTTAGCAGTACCAACTGCTGCTTTACCAGCGAGTTTAGCACCACCAGCAGCAACTTTACCGACACCTTTTGCAGTACCGACTGCTGCCTTACCAGCTAATTTGGCACCTCCGACTGCTGCTTTACCAGCAACCTTAGCACCTGCTCCAACTGCCTTCCTTAAACCTCTGCCGATAGCACCAGCAGCACGACTTAGAAGACCAGGTTTTTTCTCTCCACCACCACCAGATGAAGACCCACCAGTTGTAGTGGGTGTACGACCGCCAGATGAACTGGGAGAAGTACCTGTAGAAGAACTTGATGATGAACCACCAGTGCGAGCACCACCTCCTCCACCTCCAGAGGATGAACCACTTAGTCCACGTTGTCTGCCTTGAGAAAATTCTCTTGAAGCAGCCTTACCTGCACGTTGTGCAAGACCTGATGCATAACCTGCACCACGAACTGCACCTTTAGCGGCTGTTTTAGCACCAGCTTTGACTGCTGATCCTACCTTTCTTGCTGCACCTGCAAGTCTACTCATACGACTTGCTTTAGGTGACGCTGCTGCCTTCTTTTGTGGGGCTTGAACAGCAACGTTTGGCATTGCGGAATGTTGTGAAGGTGCTTCCATCAATACCTCTGTACCAGTCAAAACGTCAACCGCTTCAACTAGCAATTCCTCGGTTTCTAACCCTTCCAGTGCTTCGAAGATCAAATTCTCCAGATCTTCATCAGTCAACAGGTCAAAGTCTTCACCTAATTCTTCTACGACATCGGAGACCCAATCGTATGATACGTCTTCTTTTTGTACGACATTGGTACCAGTACCTTGAACTCCTTTGAAACCTACTTTCTTTGCGTCGCCCTTCGCTTCGATGGACTTCATTGCAGGTGAAGTAGAACCTGTAGTAGATGGCTTCTCTTTAATAGAATCAATCTTACCACTAGCAGCACTAGGCTTTGCCTTAATGGTATTTGCCAACGCAGTTTCTGCCAAGATCACTTGTGCGATCGCATACTGTGCATTGGATTTCAAATGCTCATTAATATAAGTCGCAACGTCATCTCCCTTGTAATTGTGTTGAGCATACTCAACAACATAGACAGTTGACTGTACATCCTGTGGATTATATTTGATAAGCTTTGAAGCTAATTTTAGATCCATCTTACTAATTCTTTGTAAAAACTATTTAGTTGAGGTTACTTTTCTGAAGTTACTAAACTTCTTAACTCCCTGTCCTGGTGTCATTGCTTGGACTGCCTGTCTGTATGTGTCAGTACCGACTTTCCAAGTATTACCTGATCCGTCATCAGCAGAGAAGTTAGTTTGATCCCTTACCTTTGTAGCATCAGCGACTTCCATTAGAGAAGTTAACCATACTTTAAATTCCCAACCGTGCTCATCCTCGAAGATAGCATAGTTAGTTCCACGTAGTTTGATATGACCACGAACACCTGTATCAGTGTGTTCAACTAGAGTACCTAAAGCAAATACCTCATTGGATATATATGCTTCACGCAAGTCATCTTGTGCTAGTTTAGGTGCGATCTGCCACAATTCTGTGACTGGTTCTGCGACCTCAACCTCTGGAGGTAATCCCATACCGACACGTACTTCCTTCATCAAACCTTCGACATCCTTGAATCCGCTTGGTACACCTTCAGCAAATGCTTCAAGGTTTCCTTCGGCAGCAAACGCACGCATCTTAGATGCACTCATACCCTCAACACCATCGGCATCAGGGTCTCTTTCACCAGCAGATACAACTGCTAGTTCTTCGAAATCATATGCTACACCGTTATACTTTTCAAGTAGTCCTTTGAATTCAGATACACGATCAGAACCTACTACCATAGTTACACCAGAATATCCTTCCTGATTAAGGTTGGATAATACATTAAAGATGTTAGACATATCAGCATCGTTTACGATAGCATCAGAATGTTCTTTAAACATCTGTTGCATATACTGAATTTTAATCTCTGGTTCCAATGGATTCTTTTTAGGATCCACTGTTCTACTAGGATAGATCCTGTAGCTATCAGCACCTTCAGCAGCAACAGTTGAAAGTAATTTCTCGTGTCCTACTGTAGGGGGATTGAAACGTCCGAATGTGAGAGCGATATGTCCAAGTCCTTCTCCACCGTTCTCTGGCATATGTGCATCTTCTTCAGCACCTTGTTGAGAACCAACAGCAGCCTGTTCTGCTTCCTTGGGATCTACAGCAACAAGACGTTCACCACCTTCCGACTTAGCAACAATGTTACCTTGACGATCAGCATAGTATCCGTGTCCTGCGTGTGACAATCCTCTTTTGGCAGCAGCTTCACCAGCAACTGTTCTCGCTTCAGTTAGGAATTGACTTAACTTCATCTCATCTTTTAACGTTTCCTTATATATTTATCAGCCCCAATTCTTCTCGATATTAAAGTTGACGCGGGAAAACTCCAGTCTGTCAACCAATTTGAGGGCAGAACCAGATTTAATTGCAACAAATCCTTCGGGTGCAGTTACTTTAAACCCAGTATCAGTCTTAATATAGGTACCAATACCCTTTACTTTTTGCAACTGTTTAATTACCATACTTTTTGCCGCGATCAGGTTCATATATGATGCAACTGTCATATAAATTGCACGATAATTTGACTTCAAAAACTTCAAACCATCTGATTTAATCTTCTGATACTTTTTCTTTGTTGTTTCTTGTTTCTTACTAGCAATCTCTTTGTCAAGTAAATCTGTATAGAACTTTGTAAACCCAGTAGCAACTACCTGTACGTTCTGAATCTTCTTACCACCTCTAATAAAACTATTAAAGTATTGTTTAAACAATGCAGAGAATAGAAACCTACCGTCATTCTTACCACCAAGTATATCCAAGAAAGAAGATGCTTGTTTCAATGATCCTTCTGTCTTATTAACTGCTGCAAGATACTTTGCTTTCTCACTAGATGTCATAACAGATGCACCTGTTACATCAGAAAAGTCAGATGAGAATACTGTTACGTTCTTATTACCTTGGAATGGTGCAACGTTTGCACCAAACGATGCTGTCATATCACGTACAGCAGGACCTCCAGAATATGTGGTATGAAATACGATACCCATCTTAGATGCCTTGATCTTCTTTGCTAGTGGTGTCTTTGCAGGTACTGCATAGGTTATTGTGTTAGGTGTGAAAGAAACACACTGTTCACCGTTGATAGTTTTAGATCCTAGATCATTTGTATACAACAGATCACCTTGTAATACTCCTTTGATACCCAACTGTGGTAACAACTTAAGGCAAGTCTTTAATTTATGTGCTAGTTCACCGTTATACCATTCATCTATATCTGAATCTGATAAGCAAATCTTTGGTGCAGTTTTATTGAATACTGATTTAGTACCCACAAAGAAGTTCCCTGTTGCAGGGTGTTGACCACATACTACAGCAGGTGCACCATCCCACTTGGTTGTGATTCTAATATTAGAAGAAGGTTCAGTTAACATCTGTCCTAATTCTCTTAAGAATGCTACTGCATTCTTTCCACCTGCTGATCCATTATTTAAAATATCATCCTCTAGGTGTTCAAGGTGTGTGTTTGCCATTAAACTTCGTATCTTACTACAATGCAGTTTCTCCTAAGTCCTGTAACTTTATCCCTTCCCCTACCCTTCATAGCGAGACGGACACCAGCAACAGCCATAACTTTAGCAACTTCTGCTTTACTTATTGGTACTATACCACTTTCTGTCAACAAGTGTGTAGCTGTTTTATCAGAACTCTTACCAAACTGTAATGCACCTGTCATACATTCGTGTGTCAAATTATACTTGAAACATTCGTAGACTTCTGCAACGTGTGGTTTCTTCCTACTGCCTAGCACTTCTTGGAACTGTTCATTGAGACCACCTGTTTTTCGTACGTCAGTCATCAATGCTCTCGCTTTTGACTGCATAATAGTACCAGTATTGTTCTCAAACTTTTCTGTCATCCGTTCAAGTATTGCTTGTATATGTGCTAGTGCTTGTTTATCTTCTCTTCCACCACCACATTCTTTGATAGTTTTCTTGAGAACTTTTTCAAGTACAGCAGCAGACTTATCAATACCTGCACTGGTTAACTGAAAGGATTTACCCCATTTCATACTGCATCTATATTTAGTTCCACCACTCTCAAACTTGATGTCTGTCTTTGGTTCTTCACCACCTCCAGACATCTTTTCAAATGAACCATAGTAACTTTGCTTTGCTCTTAGATCAGTTGATCTAGGTGCATACTGTTGTACTAATTCATTTGCTTTTGTTTTGATGTCACTAGGAATACTTGCGTATGCTTTAGATGCTTTCTCAAAAGCAACCTGTTGGTCTGAAGTTTTGTTGTCAACCATTACAGTTGCGTGATACATCACAGCGTGTTCGAATTGTAGTCCTTTGTTTGCCACAG